CATATCGTAACCTAATACAACACCTGAACCAATACCAGTCATTCCTACACCGATTAAGGCATCTTTTTCAGTTGTACGTCTCCAAACATCACGAAGATAGTGAAAGTCCGTATAACCCGCTTGTAATGTTCCAATAAACGTTGCTGCTTTAACTCTTTCTTCAAAATCTTCTTGTGATGTAATGTCTGATGCATTAACTTCACAAAGATTACAGAATTGGTATGGTCTTAAACCAATTTCACAACAAGGGTTAGTCCCCCAATCTTTATCATTAGAAAGATAAATACCAGGTTCACCAGCTCCAGATAATTCAATACGTTTCCATAAATCCATAAAATATTCTTTTGTTACTTTATGTCTCATTAATACCGCTGAATTATTTGCTCTACCACGTTGTGGGTTTTGTTCCCACCAAGAACCTGATTTACAAGCAATCATTTCATCATCGTCAGCACTAAATAAACTAATAAGAGCTGCTCTACGAATACCACCGGCAAGAACTGCATCTGCGATATAACATACAATATCATGTACTTCAATTGGTTTAAGTTTGTCACCATCTTCTTTATTATCTAATACTTTTTTAATGTTATGTAAACAATCTTTTAGCGGTTGAGGTCCTGGAGCTTTACCACCTGATGTTACTAATCTTGCTCCTTTTGGACGAATGTCACTAAAGTCAAAAATAGGTGTTGAAGCTTTAACACCAAAATAAGATTCTAATAATACTTTAATTGAATCTGCCCAACCTTCGATTGAGTCTCCAATTAAGTATCTTCTTGTTCTATTAGTATTTGGTTTTTTAATTTCAGGTAATTTATCAACATGATGTTTTTGTACCGAATAACCAACTCCTGTTCCACCTAACAATAAAAACATTGCTTCAGAAAAAGAATCTACGTGGTCAATTGGCATGTAAGCACAATTGTAAATTCTATTAGGTGATATTTCGATAGGTTTACCACCAAATTGTAAACTCCTCATTGAAGGTAAAACTTTTTTGTCATAGACAAGTTTGTATACTTTTTCAATTTCCTCTTTAAGTTGTGGATATTTTTTTTGGTGCATTTCTTTATTTCTAGTCACCAACTCTTCCCAAGTTTCTCTTCTATTTAACTCAGGGATGTATTTTGCGTACTTCATATAGACAGTAATGTCTGAAAGTAACTTACTTGACAATTCCATTTTTTTTAAATTTTTTAATTAATTATTATTTTGTTGTTTGTGCAACTCTTTTGCTCTTTGTATTCTTTCACGGGTATGGGATTCTTTTTTAACTTCTTGATTCTTTTCATAACCTAAGAATGTTTGAGAAGTCTCTGTGTCAATTAACACTTTACCATTATCGAACGTACAGTCCTCGAATACAACACCGTCACGACCAAATCGTGATTTTAAAACTGCTATGGTAGCTCTACCAGATTCTTTTTGTGGTAAGGTTCTCGCTATTGACATAATAAAATGTCCTATTTGAGCTTTTTTAATGGAACCCCCCATTTGGTCTCCTGTCACAACATCCGCACTGATTGAACTTCTGTTACCTTGGACTGCGGTCCACCCAACAAGTCCAAATTCACTTAACATCGATTCAAAACCTCTCATTACATTACCTTCACCTGACCATTCATCACTATATTGTTTTGTTGATTCAACACAATCAATATAATCTAAAACCATTATGTCAGGTTTAAATCCTGTGGAAATTTCGTGTCTAACGAAAGATTTGATTGTTTGCATAGTTACACCCTCTGAAGAAAACTTTCTAATTCTTAAATCATTAGTTCTGTTTTGTGTTACTTCTTTGTGTTTTGATAATACTTCAACTTTTCTATCCGCTAGTTCATTTAAATCAATACCTGACCAACAAGCCAGATGTTTTCTTTTAATCACATCAGGCATATCTTCGAAAACAATTTGTAGAACATTATACCCTTCATTATAAGCAGAATTGGCGATTTTGGTTAGAATGGTGGTTTTACCAACACCATAAGGTGCTAAAACAACACCAAGTTCACCTCGTGATAGACCTCCATCGGTTAATTGGTCGATACCATTTATTCCCGTAGGAATTGGATGTCTAAAGTCTTTTTCTAATACAGCTTCAATATTTTCTGTAATAGAAGTACCATCGTCTTTTTCTGCTCCAACTGAAAGAGCTTCTCTTAAAATTTCAGCACAAGTTTCATAGTTGTCGAACTCGCCGTTATCAACAATCTTGTTGATTTTTTCGTTTGCTTTTTTGAGTTCTTGTTGTCTACAAAAATTTAATGCCTTACTTTGTACGAATTCCCAATCTTCCACAGCCAAATCACGAATTTCTTTTAACATTTCAAAAACATAGTCTTGTGTAACTTTGTCTTTGATTTCCATTTTAAGAATTGTTTCTAATGTGTCGATAGTTGGTATCTTCTCATACTTTTCATAGTAGTCTTTAATCTGAGCTACAATAAGACGAAAATACTCATTGTCAAAGTACTTTGCGTGTACGATGTCGATAATTCTATCGGCAAATTTTTTATTGGCTGGGTGTAAGATTTGGTTTATTAGTTCTGATTGAAATTTGTAACCTAAATAACCTAATGTAACATTTTTACCCATTTTTTTACTTTGTATATTCATAAATAGCTGTTACAATTTTGTTGTTCAACATTCCACATTTTATCTTTTTTAATAGTACGATTAATCTTACTACAAAGTGGTTGTAAATTAGTATAGTGAAATAATTTTAATAACTCTTCTTCTGTTTTTGCCGATGATAAAGGTATTATATGGTCAATATCCCACCCGTAATTATTTTGTCCATTGTACAATCCTTTATTATCCCAAGACATCCAATTTTCAAATTTAGATTCTAAATGGGATTTTAGCTCAGTAAAAGAACATCCTAATATTTTTTGGGTTTTACTATTTTTGACATAACTGTGTTTTTTAAGGTTATGTCTAATATTAGCACCAATAGTTATTGTTAACCTAAAAAGTGGGTCTAATTTCATCCTATTTTTTTTGTAATTTTTTACAGATTCTTTCTTTCTATTTTTATTTCTTTCATAATAGTTTTTATCGTAATTTTTTCTCTTTTCTTTCTTTTTTTTACGATATTTTTTATCACGTTCTTTTTTAAGTTCAGTATTATTTTCTAACCATTTTTTTTGGTATTCCAAATACTTGTCTTTATTTTTTTCTTGATATTTTCTATTACGTTCTTTAATGTGTTCTTTGTTTTTTTCGTAATATTCTTTTTTATACTCTTTTAATGATTTTTTATCCATAAAATGATATTTTTAAATAAATATCATTATTTAAAAGTTATTCGAATATTCCACATGTAATTTTTCTTGACCTAATGTTTCTTGTATTTGAAAGATAATTTTAGGAATTAATTCACGAATATCAACACTGTAACGAACTCTTTGTGGATAAACATTTCCCGTAAATCTTCTAGCCCCAACAACTCTTTCATCAATTCTAATTTCAAAATCAAAGATATCTTCTTTGTCGTAGATTGGTGTTTTGTTGATTTGATCTTCAGTTTGTTTTTCATATGCATTGTACTGACCCCATAGATACTCTAAAGATTTTTTCTTTAGTTGTCCTTGAATCATTTCAGTACAATCATTGACACAATCAATAAGATTTAAAGAATATACTGATTTAGGATTAAAATTTTTAACCGCAAAATATCTTTGACAGATAATGTTACCGTTAATACGTAAAATAAACTCGAATTTTTTCATACTTTTGAATTTTTAAAATTTGTTTTTTCCTTTTTACTTAACTTGATGAAAGGGTCAAGGAAATTTACATACCCATTTTCACCACCAGGGATAGCATACATAATACCATCCTCAAACATCATTTTTAAAACATTTTTATAATCTCGACCATCAGGGTTTAAAGGTAAGTTTATAAGATTTAAAACTTCTTCTTTGGCTTCATCTGTTAAAAGAGGTTGGTGTAAATCAATTATGATTTTATTTATCTCATAAACATTACCTTTATGGGTCCCTTTGGTTTTACCTTCGATTATAGAATCGAAAACTTTTAATTGTTTTTCTTCTTTTAATAATTTTGATTTTTCAATAATCTCTTCCAAAGTCATTTTTTTATCTTTAATCTCAGGAAAATGAGTGATAAGTGTATTTTCTGTAACACCATCAATCCCTTTGATATTATCTGTACTACAACCTTCAATAATTTTAACTAAACCAGCGTTTTCATAATAATGTTGAAAGTACCAATTATAATTTCCAACACCAACTAAAATCTTTTTGTCGGCTAAATAAAGTGTAACATCTTCAGATATTAACTGACACAAGTCTCTATCATTTGTATAGATAATAACTTCTTCAGTTTTCTTTTTATTTAAAGCATAAAAAGCTAATAAATCATCTGATTCACAATCAGGGTGTTCGTACTGTCTAAGGAATAAGTCTTCAGCGTAAGCTTTAACTTTTAGTTTTTGAATTTCGTAGTTTTCGTCAAAAAACTTTGGACGATTGTTTTTATAATCAGGATAATAATCAAGTCTTAGATAACCACCTCTTTCACCATCCCACATAACAACAACTTTATCAACTGATAACTCAACGATAAGTTTTCTTAATGTAGTGTAAAATTGGAAGATTCCTCCGATGTGAACTTCTTTGTAGAAAACGTTCTTAGCTCCGTTGTAAGAGCGTTTCATAAGAACGTTTCCATCAATAAGAAGTGTTTTGGTTTTTTCTTTTTTTCTAGTTACCCTGAGGCCCGTCATTACCCATAAAATTAAAGGGTTTAACAATCTTTCTTTCTTCTTGATTTTCAGGTTCTAGTACACCTACATCAATTAGAAAATTAACATATTCAGTACTTGTGGTGTCACCACCTAAGTATCGCTCAAGACCGTTCTGAATAAGCCAATAACAGCTCATTTGTTGGTCTAAATTGGTTCCGTGTAGAGCCTGTGTGTTTAATTCTAATAATTTTCCGTAGTTAACTTTCATACTATTTATTCTAGTCCTTCTAAATCAATATCTGTTTGTGAGCCTTCTAAAGCAAAGTCTTCACCTTCTTGAACTTCTAAACCATTTTTGATAAACATATCGGTCCAAAATTCAGAGTATTCTTTTTTGTAAGCCTCTTCAGCTTCTTTTGTATCTTCAATAAAACCGTGTGGTGTTACAATTACCTTACCATCTTCGTAACCGATACCGTTTACGTGGTTTTTAAGAATCGAAATTTTAGTACGAGTAGCGAACTTAATCTTTCTACCGTTCTTGGTTGCCATAATCTTATTTGTTCCAGCACCTTTTTGATTACCATAAAGGAAAATCAAAGTACTGTTAAGATAGATAGCCTCACCACCTTTCATCTTAATTTTTGGTTGACCCATTGGAGAGTCAGGTAATTCAACCCAAGGTTGATTAACGAAGACAATAGTATTTGTATACTTACTTGTTTCTTTTCTTGAGGATGTAATTCTACCATTTAATCCCATACCAATTTTATCGGCTAATACAGATGCGTTATGCATCTTACCACCCTTACCATCAAAGGTCATTTTACACGGAATGGAACCAACAGAATCCCAAAAAAATACAATGTCATAAGGGATATCACCTTTTGCTTGTGCATCCAATACTTCGTTAATATAATCTGTGATTTGTTCGATATAATCAAAATCATCACGGAAAAGAAAGAATCCGTCCCACTCACCAGGATTAACTTCTTTAGCGTCTAACCCCATTAATTGAGCGTGACCAAAACTCCATTTCTTTTCAGTAACAATAAAAATCGGTAGAATACCATTTTGTTGACACCAAATTGCAGATTTTAACAAACCTGTTGTTTTACCAGTGTCAGAATGTCCCAAGAAAACATTTAAATGTCCAAGAGCAGGACCAGGAACACCTGTTGCTTTTTGGAAGGCCTCACCCAAGTCGATAAATTTGTCAGCTTTGTATTTAGTTTTTGTACTAAACTTATCCTTCAAACTATCAAGTGAGAATTCTTTTTTACCTATTGCTTTCTTTGTTGTAGACATACTTTAATTTATTAAAATGGCATTTCATCATCATCTTCAGCCTCGTCTTCAACAACAGGGGCTTTGTATTTAGCACTTGTAGTGCTAGTTTCTTTTTTTACAGTTTCTTCACCTTTAGCAACAAAC